CCCGGCCTCCAACAGCGACGAGGTGTGGATCCGCGGGTTCAAGGACCCCTCGACCCAGATCCGCATCGCACCGGCCGAGATGGTCAACGACCGCGGCCGCACCGTCTACGGCACCGACGCGTGGCCGACCGAGCGGGAGCACTACGCCGATGGCATCGGCGCCTTCCCGTGCGCCGAGCGCTTCGGCATCGAGTGCGTGGGCTGCACCGACGAGGACGAGAAGGTCCGCGACCGCACCCGCAAGTACTACGTCAACGCGCTGGACGACCGTGGCCAGCTGCGCGTCTACAAGCTGGGCTCGGGGCTCTACAAGACGTTCAAGGCCCGCGAGGCCCGGGCCGTCGCGCTGGACCCCAGCAACCGCCAGCCGCTCTCGGACCGGGACTACATCATCAACCGGATGGGCAAGGGGCTGGAAACCACCTACGACCCCGAGCCGGGTGACAAGTACTCGATCGACTTCCCCGAGAAGCTGCACGACATCCAGCAGATCCTCACCGACCGCTACGAGCAGGCAGTGGCGGCATACCGCGGCGACGAGCCGGCGGCCAAGAAGGAGGAGGAGCCCAAGGACCGCACCCCTCGAGGGTCGCGGATCGAGCCCGACGAGGTTCCCAACGAGGAGCCCAAGGCCTCGCGCAGCACCGTGCGCAAGGCGCCCGTCCAGCAGGACCAGGGCTGGGGCACCAACCCCAGCGACGAGGACATCGAGTCTGCGGACACCGGCGTCATCAAGGCCTGGCTGGACGACCAGGCAGTGGAGTACCCCAGCCGCGCGCCCCGCTCGCGGCTGATCGCCATGGCCAAGACGAAGGCGGCAGAGCCGCCCTACTGATCGGCCTGATCACCACATGACCAAGGGCGGGGCGCCTCACCTCGCGCCCCGCCCTTGTCCGTGCCGTCCCACTCGTGGAGGAGGGAGAACATGTCAACCATAGCGTCACCGCCGTTCTGGTCGCTGCACACCCACAGCAAGTTCAGCTTCAACGACGCGTTGCCGGAGGTCTCCGCCTGCGTTCGCCGGGCGGAGGAGCTGGGCTACCCCGCGCTGGGTCTGACCGACCACGGAGGCGTCTCCGGCTCGATCCAGCTCTACAAGGCGTGCCGCAAGGCGGGTATCGAGCCGCTGCCCGGCATCGAGCTGTACGTGGTGCCGGACGCGGAGTACGCCGGCCGCAAGGACAGCCTGCACCTGACCATGGCCGCCTACAACGAGGCCGGCTACCGCAACCTGATGCACCTGGCCACGCTGACCTCGCGGCGCTTCTGGTACAAGCCACTGGTCGACTTCGCCGACTTCGCCGACATGGCAGAGCGCGGCGCCACCGAGGGCCTGGTGGTCACCACCGGGTGCTTCTTCGGGGTCATCCCGCAGGTGATGATGCACCACGGCACCAAGGCCGCGGCCAAGATCGCCATGACGCTGGCGGGGTGGTTCCCCAAGGTCTACGTGGAGCTGCAGAACCACGGCGTGGTCAACCACCACGCCGACCTCAACGTCACCGACGACGAGGTGCTCGACGGCGTCTGGGAGGTCGCCCAAACCGCCGGGCTGCCGGTCATCCTGGCCCGCGACAGCCACTACGTGCACGAGTCCGACCGGCCGCTGCACGAGGCGCTCAAGCGACTGGTCTCCTTCAGCGACGACGTGGACGACGCGGTCTTCCCCGGCAGCGGCTACCACATGACCAATGCCGAGGGGCTGCGTCCCTACTTCGAGCCCAAGTACCTGCAAGCCGGGCTCGAGGGGCTCAAGGAGCTGGCCGAGAAGGCCTACGTCCGGCTGCCAGAGCTGGAGCAGTTCAAGCTCAAGGTCCCCGACGTGAGCGTCTACGGCGACCCACAGGAGGAGTTGGAGACCCTGGTGACGGCGGCGCTGAGCGCCAAGGGGCTGGACAAGGACCAGCGCTGGGTAGCCCAGATCCGCCAGGAGTTCGACGTCATCCGTGCCGGCGGCATGGCCTCCTACCTGCTGCTGGTCAACATGGTGTGCGAGTTCATGCGCGGCGCCGGGATCAGCTACCACGCCCGCGGCAGCGCGGCCGGCAGCGGCTGCAACTACCTGCTGGGCATCACCCAGGTCGACCCGATCCGCTTCGGCCTGCGCTTCGACCGGTTCCTGTCCAGCAACCGGATGAAGCCACCGGACGTGGACCTGGACGTGGAGCACCAGCGCCGCGACGAGGTGATCGCCTTCCTGACCGGCAAGTGGGCCGTGCGCAGCGTCGGCAGCCACATGAAGTACTCGCTCTTCGATGAGGATGAGGACGAGGGCAAGGGCAGCCTGCGGGTGCGCTTCTACTCCACGCTGAAGAAGCGCGGGGTGCCCTCCATGCCTTGGCGGGACGTGCCCGCCGAGGACAAGCGGATGCTCTACCAGCTGGCCGAGATGAAGCTGGTCAGTGGCTACGGCACGCACGCCGCCGGCTACATCGTGGCGCCGAACGAGGAGTCGGTCTCCCAACTTCCGCTGGCCTACATCGCCTCGTCCAAGAAGCTGGTGACGGCATACGGCAAGAAGGACGTGGAGCAGCTGGGCTTCCTCAAGCTCGACCTGCTCGGGCTTCGCACCCGCACCGCGATCCGTATCGCCGAGGAGCTCTCCGGGCAGGAGTTCGACAGCATCCCGGAGAACGACAAGGCCACCTTCAAGGCCATCGGCCAGGGCAAGACGATCGGGGTCTTCCAGCTGGAGGGCTACGCCATGCAGAAGGGCTGTGAGCAGCTCAAGCCCAAGCGGATCGAGGACGTGATCGCTGCCCAGGCGCTGTTCCGTCCGGCCACCATGAAGTCCGGCGCCACCGGGGACTACCGGTCGCGCCGGGCCAAGCGGGAGCCGGTGCCCGAGCGGCACCAGGACATCATGAGCGCCACCGCCGAGACCTTCGGCGTGCTCCTCTACCAGGAGCAGGTGATGGACGTGATGCAGACGCTGGGCATGTCCCCGGCCGAGCTCGAGGAGATGCTGGACGCGGTCAAGGCCAGCAACGAGTACTCCGAGGGCGCCGCGGTGGTCATCGCCGAGAAGATGCCGCGCATCCGCGCGCTGGCCACCAAGCGTGGCTGGACGGCGATCGACATCGACTGGCTGGTCGACGGACTGGCGGCATACGCCGACTACTCCTTCAACAAGGCCCACGCCGCCTCCTACGGCGTGATCGCCTACCGGGAGGCGTACATGCGGGTGAACCACCCGATCGCATTCTGGACCGGGATGCTCATCGCCTACGCCGACCACAAGAAGGTCACCGGCTACGTGGCCGAGGCCCGGCGCGACAAGGTGAAGATCCTGCCGCCGCACGTCAACCACTCCAAGGCGAACTACTCCTTCGACCCCGCCCGCCAGGCCATCCGCCGCGGCCTACTGGCGGTCAACGGGGTCGGCGCCGTAGCAGCCAAGGAGATTGCCGACAAGGCGCCGTACACCTCGCTGACCGACCTCGGCCAGCGGGTCCTGCCCAAGCGCGTGTCCGGCGCCAAAGGGCTTGCCATGAAGAAGACACCTGCTGAGTCCGGCGGCATCATCGCGGCGTTGGCGGAGGTCGACGCCCTAGAAGGGTTGGAGATATGACTATGGATCCCACGCAGGCGCTGCGTGACATCCGGGAGAACGTCAGGGACGTCAAGGCCGGCGCCGGGCACCACGCCGTCGAGGCGCTGGTTGCCGGGGTAGAGCAGCTGGATGACTGGATGGTCTGCGGTGGCTACGCGCCCGAACAGTGGGTCTCCCAGACCCGCATCGGCCGGCCCCGCCGGACGCAGGACGGCGACGTCATCCTGGAGGGGGTGGAGCACGGCAAGCGCTCCAGCTACAACAAGGGCTGCCGCTGCCTGGACTGCACTGCAGAGAACCGTCGTGCTGCCGCCCGGCAGCGCGCCCGCATACGAGAGTCGAGGAACCGATGATCACCCCAGAAGAGATCCGCCAGCGCTTCGGCTACCACCGGGCCCGCCCGCCGCAGGAGGTCCCCAAGGGCGAGGTCAACACCGCCGCACTGCACGCCACGGTGCGCCAGGCCTACATCCAGATGGCCGAGCTGGTGCTGCACGTGACCCGCCCGAGCCGGGAGCAGTCCCAGGCGCTGACCGACCTGCAGACCTCGATGATGTGGGTCAACGCTGAGATCGCCCGGCACGCTCCGCTGGTCGATGAGGACCCCGAGGCGCTGCGCGCTGGCGGGGAGCGCTGATGCCCTCACTGAAGGAGCTGATCCGACACGCCGAGGCCGGGGACGACCTGATCGTCACCGGTCCGCACGTGCGCTGGCTGGAGCGCCTCGAGCACGAGAAGCAGCCCAACCTCAAGGCCATGGCGCACGTCATCAAGGTCCACCTGGGTCAGCTCAAGCACGAGCGGCCGGGCCGCTTCTCGCCCTCCTCCATGGGTGAGTGCGCCCGGCGCCTGGTGCTGGGGTATGCCGGCGCCCCGCAGCTGCCGCCCGACATCGACAACCAGGAGATGATGGATCACGGCACCTCTGGGCACCTGAAGTGGCAGATCGAGGGGCTGACGCTGGGGTACATGACCGACGCGGAGGTCTGGGTCCATGACCCCGAGCTGCTCTCTGGCGGCAGCATCGACGCCACCTTGGTCGACGGCTCGATCTTCGAGCTCAAGACCGCCGGGCTCTACGTCTACAACAAGATCGTGCTCAACGAGCGCTGGCCCAAGTGGGAGAACCTGCTGCAGGTGCACAACTACTTCCTGCTGACCGGGGCCGACTGGGCCAGCATCGTCTACGAGGACCGCTCCGGCGGGCAGTTCCACGAGTTCCGCGTGGAGCGCGACGCCAAGATCGAGGCCGAGGTGCTGCGCCGGCTGAAGTCCTACAAGGGCTACGTCGAGGCCGACGAACTCCCGCCGATGCTCGACATGTGCGAGCAGCGGATCGGGGCCACCTACCGGCGCTGCCCGTACCGCAAGAACTGCCCCACGGTGCACACCGTCAGCGCGGCGCAGGAGCTGAGGACCGGCGATGGAGGGCGTCTGGTGCCGCTCGCCGAGGCGCTGCCCGGCTGGGCGAGCACGCTGCTGCAGCAGGTCGAGCAGCTGGAGGAGCTGGAGGCCGCCAATGCCGCAGAGTGAAACGGCCGATGTCGGCATCGACATCGGCAAGCGCCGCATCGCGCTGGGCTGGCCCTACTGGAAGGTCTCCCGGGCCATCGACCTGGTCAAGCCCGGCGAGCGCGGACAGGAGCTGCGCGCCCTGACCGACTGGCTGTGCCGCCAGCTGCCAGACGGGGCCCGGCTGTGGATCGAGATGCCCTACCTGAGCAACGGCCCCGGCGCGAACCAGAGCACCACCATCGGGATGGCCGAGACCGTGGGGGCGATCAAGGCAGCGGCGCCGTGGGCCGAGATCAGCGAAGTTGGACAGTCGACCTGGAAGGCCAAGGTCTGCGGCAACGGCCGGGCCACCAAGAACGAGGTGGCCGCCTGGCTGGCCGATAACCACCCCTCGCTCTATGAGGCCACCGGAGGCCTGGAGGACCAGGTCGATGCGATGTGCATCGGGCTGTACGGGATGTTCCGTACGCTGGGCCAGATACCGCCTCCAGAGCCCAAGCGGTCCAAGCGCAGGAAGGCTGGCCCATGAGCGATGACCTGCCCCCAGACGACGTCCGGCCCAAGGAGGAGCGCGAGGACAACGTCCTGGTCTTCCGCAACGCCACCGGCTCCCCGGTCGCGGTACCGAGCTCGGTGGTCACTGAGGCCGAGCGGGCCTACCGCTGCCACCAGATGCGCATCCAGGGGGTGAGCTGGGGTGAGATCGCCCAGCAGGAGAACTACACCAGCGCTGGCGCGGCCAAGTCCGACGTCGACCGATACATGGCCGAGGCCCGCTCCCTGGTGGTCGAGGCCAGCGCCCGGGAGATGCTCACCCTCGAGGTCAACCGGCTGGACGCGCTGCAGCAGGCGATGTGGACCAACGCCATGTCCGGCCACGTCCCCTCGGCCCAGCTGATCATGAACATCATCGTCAACCGCGCCAAGCTCGTGGGCCTTGACCCCGAGAAGATGAGCGAGGAGGCGGACAAGGCCCGCACCGTGGTCGTCCCGGACAACCCGGACGGCTACCTCGCTGCGCTACAGCAGGCGGCAGAACACATCTGATCCGCCGACGTGTGATCACGGCGGACCGCCCTGGTTCGTCATACGGTTCTATCGAGCACATTGGTGCTCCCCGACTAGGAGGAAGCCATGGCAGCTACCGATTCCACGGACGCCAAGAAGGACGCCGGCGCCGTCGACACCGACCCCACCCCCACCGAGATCGCCCAGCCCAAGGACCCCCAGGAGGTGCACACGGTGACCGACCGCCTGGGCATCGAGCGCCTGGTGCCCGCGGGTGACCCGGGCTGGGAGCCGGCGCCGACGGACCCCGACCCCGAGGCCGTCAAGCGCGCCGAGGAGCGCAACAAGGACGAGAAGACCTCCGCCGACACCGCTACTACCGCGGGGTCCAAGGACAGCTCGCCCACCTCCGGCTCCACCTCCGGGTCCACCGACAGCAAGGCCAAGGCGTGAAGGCCATCGAGCAGACCCGCCTGAGCGAGATCGCTCAGTTCTTGCGTACGGCGGCGACGTGGGTCGAGGGCCCGCGCCGCACCAAGCTGCACGACGTCGCCAAGGAGCTGGACGGCGGCCTGGACAACCCCGGCGCCGAGATCGCCCCCAGCACCGAGAACCAGCCCCCGGCTGCTGGCTGAGCAGACAGCAGGACAGGGCCCCGTGGTACGACTGGTACTGCGGGGCCCTTGCTATTCACCGACTACACCGTGGAGGACACGCATCAATGGCACATCACTGGGACACCGGCTTCATGGTCCGCAAGCCCTCGTGGCACCGACTGGAGCGAGCCGTGCTGACCGGCAGCCCGCGCAGCTGGCAAGAGGCGCGCGAGCAGGCCGGACTGACCTGGGAGGTCGACGTCGAGACCGTCTACACCTCCAGCAGCGACATCGCCTTCCGCCCGGTACGCGGCTGGCAGGCGATCGTGCGTGACGACCTCGAGCAGGGCGACCCCGAGCGGATCCTCGCGATCCAGCCCAGCAGCTACCACGTCATCGCCAACGCCGAGTTCGGCGAGGTCATCAATGCCGCGCTGGGGATCGAGGGCGACGACGACCCGGTCGAGTTCGAGGCGCTGATGAGCCTGTACGGCGGCCGCCAGATCGTCGCGCTGTGCTTCTTCAAGCGGCCGCTGGAGCTGGAGTGGGACCCCAGCCAGACCTACCGATATCTGGCCCTGTCCAGCCGCCACGACGGCAGCGGAGGGCTGCGCGGCATACCCACCAACGTCCGGGTGCAGTGCGGCAACACCCTCTCCCTGGCCGAGATGATCGACGGGCGCCGGGTGGGCTTCACCATCCGGCACACCTCCAGCTGGAAAGACCGGGTCGCCGAGGTCGGCCGCGGCATCGCGGCGGCGCGCGGGGAGAGCGCGAAGTGGGCCGAGTTCGCCTCCCAGCTGGCGCAGTGGAAGGCCGGCCCGCGCCAGCGCGAGGCCTACCTCAAGCGCTTCCTGCCGGTCAGCGACGACATGGGCAAGCGGCAGGCCGACAACGTGGTGATCGCCCGGGAGAAGATCCGCGAGGTGCTCGCCTCCAGCACCTGTGAGCACATCGCCGGCACTGGGTACGGTCTGCTCATGGCCAGCACCGAATGGAGCGACCACCACCGCTCGCACACCACCAACGACTCCTACGTCAGCCGCCAGCTGCTGCGCAAGGAGGAGCCCAAGGCCCGGGCCGCCCGGGTGCTGCGCTCGATGGCCGGGGTCAAGGGCTGACTCGAGCAGTGGAGGATCGCGCCGAACGCCGGTTGCAGGTGATGTTCGACTGCCTGGATGCGCAGGCATCTTCGGAGGCCGTCGCAGAAGCGCACATCAAGCTGGGCAACCAGGACCTGATGACGGTACGGGCGGGAGGGTCAGGCACACACTGCTGGCCCTCCCGCCCACCGTTCGAGTCCTATGAAGTGCTGCTGGACCACGACCCGGCCCGCTTCTGGAGCAAGTACACCGACATGGCGGGCATGGTCTACGCGCGGGTGCCGCGGCTGCTGGTGACCCACCACATCACCAGGCACGGAGGAGCCAGCGAGGTGGTGTGCGGGACGCGTCCAGTGCGGCGCACAGGGATGCTGAACATCAAGATGAAGGTCACCGAGCAGGCCGAACCGGCCATCTGGCAGGCGCTCTCGAACATCGAGGGGGCCCAGATGATCAGCCAGACATTCGTTCTGCGGGAATGACTTGCCACCTGAGGTATAAGGTGTCATACTTATACCAACGACGACGGGAGCACTGTGCCCCGTGTCGGGAAGGCCCTGAGCACACGCTCGGGGCCTTTTCTCATCCCAGAGGAGAAGATCATGACCAGCAAGAACGACGACCTCATCGAGGACATCATCGCTATCCGGCAGTTGCTGGCGGCTAACAAGATCTACGTCGAGCTGCTCGAGACGCACGCCGTCTCCATGCGTCAGCGCGTGGAGATGGTGCACCTGCGCAACAGGATGACCGCCCTGCCAGCCAACCCCGAGGTCGACCAGATGATCGCCCGGCTCGACGAGGGCATTGCCCAGGTCGACCTGCTGGACCAGGTGGTTGGCGCCGCCGACAAGATCGACCCCGCGAGCGATGACTACGTGGAACGGCTGGCCAAGGCCATCGAGCCGCTGCGTCACCTCTCGCTGGCGTTCGGAGGGAGCTGAGCGGCGCCAAGCCAGTACCGCACGACCTGCACCAACGAGGCCCTGAGCACCCGCTCGGGGCCTTTTCTCATGCTCGCAGTAGCCCAACGAGTGAATGGAGCATCAGATGAAGATCCGCATCAGTACAGCTCGGGCGGCCAGTGTCGCCCTGGCTGTCCTTGCCGCCGGCGCAGTCATCAGCGCGCCGGCGGCTTCTGCTACGTCCCGGCTGACCGCGGCGCAGCGCACTCTGGTCACCAACACACTGGCCCGGCACGGCATCAGCCCGACCGTGATCTCCGCGGTGCTGGCTGATCCCAGCGTGGCCGCCACGGTGCCCACCAGCGTCAGCGCTTCGACCACCGCTGGGGTGCCGTCCACCGCCATGCAGCGGCCCAGCAACCTCGGGTCGTCCTGCTATGGGTCCAGCAACTGGGTCAAGCGCACCCAGTACGTCAACAACATGTACGGCCAGCACCTGGCCTACACCGCGTTGCGCACGGACTTCTGCTACAGCGGTGGCCGCGTGGTCTACGCCCACTCCACCCCGAGCCACTACATCTACCTGTGGGCCCGGGTCGGCCAACAGTGGGAGGGCTTCGGTCCGCTCTCGGAGGGCTTCTACATCTACTACGGGCACACCAACGGCGGCGCCTCAGCGATGATCGAGGGGACCTTCGACATGTGCCTGCTGAAGTATGGCTGCATCTATCAGGAGGGCACGGTCGAGCGCACCTTCGTCCACTACAACGGGACCTGGGCGGCCAACGGATCGAGCTACAACTGATGGCCGGCTACGAGGCCCCTGAACGGGCCGACCACACCACCCGCAACTGCACCCTGGCCATCCTGGCAGCGGTCGTGGCCGGCGGTCTCTTCCCCTACTTCGGGGCCGGGGTTGCCGTGGTGCTGGCCTACATCATGCGCAACCACAAGCGCACGATGGTGGCGTTGATCGTCATCGCGATCCTGTGGTTGATCTCGGGCACGTTCTTCACCGCTGTCGGCGGCAACGGAGTAACCACCGGCGGCTGATCCACCTGCATCACAGCACCACCGCCCAGGGGCTGGCCACAGCCCCTGGGCTTCACTCATCCCAGAGGAGAAGGAAGAACCATGATGGATACACAGATCACTGCCGCCGAGGACCAGCTGGACGAGCAGATTCGAGAGCTTCTCGACCACTTCATCACCAGCCTGGCCCAGATGGCCGGCTTCGAGGGGGAGATGGTCCGCCGGGTCGCTGACCGGATCGCTGCCGAGTATCCGGGGTTCGCGGAGGCCATCCGAGCGGACCTGGAGCTCGGCGCCACGATGGAGCAAACCCGCCAGGGCGCCGACGCGCTCATCGAGGACTTGCGCCCTTTGGCTGGCATGTTCCGGGAGTTCGTCCTGACCGGCGACATCGCGGACAAGGAGGACTGATGGGCACCGAGGACTCGAACGTGATCTCGTTCGATCTGGCAGGGCTGTCCGCGCGCTGGTCCAGCATGGCGGTCCCGCGGCCCGCGCGACCCAGGACCTTCGAGCAGGACGTGCTGTTCCTGGTCGAGATCGGGGTCAGCAAGGACAACATCGTCGCTGGGATGCATGACGCCTTCGGTCATCACAGCTACGCCGGCAAGCCGGACATGCGATGGCGCTACGCGATGCTGCGAGCGGCGGTCCGCGCTGACCTGGAGGCGCGGACCCAGGGGTTTCGCGCTCCTGGTGTTCGTGCTCCCTGGCGCGAGTCGCGCGTGGCCGTGGTCCAGCGCTTCCTTCGCGGAGGCATCACGCTGGCCTTCACTGCCGCCTTCATGGCTCTGTGCACGGTGCAGTGGTTCGGATGAGCGAGACCGACCACGTGATGCTGTTCGACGACCCGGACCAGCGCGTGCGCACACACCTGCTGCGCTGGAAGGCGTCCTGGCCACCGCCGGAGGAGCTGTTGCTGGTTACCGGCCGCAGCACCTCGGTGCAGGCGCTGGTCATTCCTCAGGGCCTACCAGAGCTGAAGGCTCTGGCGGCCAGGGACGGCGTGGACGTCAACACCCTATACAAGATCGAGCGCTACACCCGGCAGAGCTACTCGGAGTTGCCCGAGAGCGCTGTTGGTCCGGACTCACACGTCGCTCGAGGAGCGGCATACATCAAGGAGCAGAAGTGAGTGGCAAGCACGCGCAAGACGAACCCAACACCTTCATGGAGGTCAGCGAGATGGGCCGCCAGCTGGCGCTGAGCATGCACACCAGCGACACCGTCAGCCGGGCTCGAGCAGCCCTGCAGAGGGACGGCGTCCCCGCCGCGCTGAAGATCATCGAGCAAGGGGCCCCGCGCTTCGTGCGGCTGGGAGGCACGAAGTGACACCCACCAAGCGCCGCAGCGGGCGCCTGCTGAAGATGCCCGACCCGGACATCGCCGACCAGGTGGCCAAGCTGCCGGACACCATGCTGGCCTGCCGGGACATCCAGCACGCCTGGGCGGTGGACGTCCCGTTCTACCGGCAGCGGGTCAAAGGGGAGCCGCGCAACACCATGCAGGTGACCCGCACCGTGGTCTGCATGCGGTGCGAGACCCAGCGGGTGGAGCACTACCGCATCTCCAAGCGCCCCGACGGCAGGCTGGTCCGGATGGAGAAGATCTCCAACCACTACGTCTACCCGGACGCCTACCACCTGCGCGGCGCCGGCAAGCAGGCCGAGGTCCGCAGCGTGGTCCGCATCGAGCAGATCAACCGCGCGCTGGGAGGTCTGTCCTGATGACGCCGATGCTGTTCTACAAGGACGGCCAGTTGCTCGATCTGGACACCGTGCTGGCGCCCGGTGACATACTCTGCGACGAGCTGGGCCGCCGGTTCCGTTACGTCTCAGAGGATCTGATCGAGCGGATCTGAGCGAAGACCAGCACGTAGTGGTAGTAGCGTGTTACTATTACCACTAGATCGGGAGGGGATCACCTCGCCGTTTTGCGGCAGGAAAAACCCCGTCGATCGAGAGGCTGAAGCCCGAATATAGGGTCGATGCTGCAAGCCCCGAGTGCACCTGCACCGGGGCTTTCGCCATGTCTGGAGGTAGTTGCAGGGTGACCAGCACGCCATCGGTCACGCTGGCCTACCGCCGGCGTGGAAGCAAGGACTGGGTCGACATAGACCCGAACTCACCAGGCGGAGCCCGGCTGATGTCGCGGCTTCGCATCACTCAAGTGGAGGACGACGCAATGAGTACTGCGACCGTTGGGCGCGACACGCGCTCGGTCACGGTTCCACCAGGGACCATGGAGAAGATGGGCCTGCTGCTGCGGGCCAAGGCTGCCGCGAGCGAAGGCCTGAACCGGCTGATGGCCACCCCGCGCCGGGCGTGGGGCTGGCTGGTTCGCACGCTGCACCTGGAGGCGGTGAGCGAGAACGCCAAGGCGGCGGCTAACTGGGCCAAGTCGAAGGCGTCCGGGCTGGCCCAGTTCATGGGCACCAACGGCATGATCGGTGCTGGCCTGCTGATGGTCTCCACCGAGAACGGTCGATCGCTGGCCGGGCTGATGCTTCGCCCCCTGGGCTGGGCGCTGCGCCTGTTCGGCAAGGTGTGGAGCGGCACGCAGTCCTTCGCCGGTGACCACCTGGGATCCCCGGGGCGCTGGGTAGCCAACCGGATGGCCGACATCGGGCGGGTGGTCGTCGGCGACGGCGACGACCTGGGGCTAACCGGCAAGGCTGCGGGGCTGTGGCTGAAGTACGTCACCCCCTACACCCACCTCAACGGGCTGCCGATGATGTCTGCCCGGCTCGTGGGCACCCTGCTGGTCGCCCCGAAGGTGCTCGCACTGGTGGCGCTGCTGCCGCTCGGCTTCCTGGCCGCGCCGGCGGCCTACCTGACCACCACGGTCATCTCGATCGCTTCGATCATCATGGGCATGGACGTGTTCCTGTCGGCCAAGGCGAAGTTCTCCAAGGACAAGCGCCCGCGCAAGCTGGTGCTGGCTGAGGAGAACGACGGCAGCGTGCACATCGCCTCTTCGGCGGTCACCACCCAGTCGGGCAAGGTGAGCGACGCCACCGAGCACGACACCATCCCGCCGACCGCCGAGCCGACCAACCGGGCGGAGAAGCGGGCAGCCGGGAAGCGCTCCGGCAATCGCCACTGAGTCATGGTCTTCTGGGATTACCAGATCGGTGACCTAGAAGCGATCGGAGTTCGGGTTGATCCGGAGCAGATCATGGTTCTGGAGCAGGGAGGGGAGGTGCTGGTGATCCAGCACCTTCTCTCCCCCTGGTGCTGGGAGGGCGATACGAGCGGCACGGACGACCAGAACGGAGACCCGGTCTACATCCCCGTGCGGATGAAGGCCTGTTCCCCGCTGGACAAGTTCACGCCCACCTGGCAGCGGACCGACGAGGACACCGTGGCCAACCACCTCGACCGCGAACATGGCGAGCAATGGCGCCTCTTCCCCAGCTACGTGGGGGTCGTCGAGCACCGCGTCTGGGAGGGCCCGGGGTCCTATGACGAGGGCCTGGACTGGGCCAGGGTCTGGAACGGCTACCCGGTGATGGACCAGCAAACGCTCGCCCTGATGGAGAAGATCGAGGCGGCAGCACGCTCGCGGCTGTACGAGTCGTTCTACGAGCAGCTGACCATGGTCGTGGAGTGGGAACTCAGTGCGGAGTGGGACTCCGAGCTCCTCTGGGAGGACGTCTCGGAGTGGGAGAGGCTCGGGCTGGACCCAGATCAGGGCATGACGATGCGGGGCGTCTTCGAGGAGTTGTACGCCAACCGGATCATCGCCCGACCCGAGGCTTCCCCAGAAGAGATCAGGAATCTGGTGCCGCTCCAGTTCGCCCCGATGTCGGACTACCTCAGAGAGGAACCGGAGGCGCTCGCACTGTGGAACCGCATGGTGTACCGGCGCGAGTCCTCCAAGCGCAAGGTCACGCAGGCACTCGAGCGCAGCCGAAGAAGCGTGTTCGAGTACAACGAAGGGACTCACTACCAGTGACGATCATCATGATCGCCGCGGCGGCCATCGGCGCTGTCACGGCATACCGGCGCAAGGTCAAGGCTGACCCCGAAGGGGCCAGCAACACCGTGCGCAACATCCGCCAGTCGACCTCGGTCGTGCTGGCTATAGGAGACGCGATCTGGGCTGTCCTGGACGCTCTCATGCTGGTGCTGCGACGCACCGGCGGACCGCAGGTTGCCACCGCGTCCGGACCACGGTTCGGGACGCGGGCAGCCTCGGACGAATGACCTCCTTGGGATGAGGCCTGTGGCCCCCACCGCCCTTCGGGGTGGTGGGGGCCCGGGAGGTCTTTTTGCGTTTCTGGGCTAGTTCCCAGAGACGTCGATGCCCAAGATGTACTGCCCGGCCGGCAGCACGTAGGTGCCGCCGCTGGGGTAGCTGACCGGGGAGTCCGGAGCGGGGATCAGGTCCGAGGCGATGAAGGTGCCGTTGAAGGCCGCGTCGAAGACGCCGACCGCGACCAGGGAGGTACCCGGCGGCAGCCCGGGGAAGACGACCGCCTCGGAGAGGGTCAGCACGTTCGGCGCCGAGCGGGTCCACACGCCCAGCTGGCGGGAGTAGACCCCACCGACCACCTCTACGCTGAGCGGGTCGGAGACCGTCTGCGGGTCGGTGAAGAACAGCGCCAGGTACAGGTCCTTGGCGTAGATGCCGTCCATCCACCCCGACACGATCTCGCTGCTGAACCGGCCGTTGGCCATCTCATGCTCCTTGTGTGGTGCCGGGCTCGACGCGGAACATGCGCCCGAGGAAGAAGACCTCCTGGGTGGCCTGGGCGTCGCAGTAGATCATCGCGTAGACCTGCCCGGCCATCGGGTTGGTCAGGTTGCGCTCCACGCTGTAGGGGTCGAAGTTGGAGTCGGAGAACCCACTGCTGTCGAAGGACCAGGTGTTCTCGTCGACCAGCATCCCGGTGGGTGCGTCTCCCGAGCCGTAGGAGCCCGGGAAGTAGCCGGCCTTCTCATAGAAGGTCCCGTAGGCCCGGATCATGCCCACGCTCTGGGTCGGCTGCGGGATGTTCGGGTTGGTCCGGGTGCCGTCCTGGTTGAACTCCTCGAAGCCGTCGCGCACGAACGGGTAGTGCTGGCCGGCGGCGTAAGGCCGGAACATGCCGACCTGCTCCACCGGGATCTGCGGCATCGACATGTTGTTCACGCCGCGGCTGTAGTAGAAGCTGATGTGGAAGGGCACCTGCATCACGTTGCCGTTGGCGTCGTAGGCAGCAACCTGCAGCAGCCGGATGCTGCCCGCCTGGGCCATCTTGATCGGCACGCCGAGGCTGGTGCCGCCGGGCCCGCTCTGCAGGACCCAGTTCAGGTCCGCGTTGGGTTGGGCCGGCCCCAGGCGCAGGTAGGAGCTGCGCCAGCGGGAGTCCCGCGGCGGGTGCTGGGTGGTCCAGTCCGTCCACGGGAAGGAGATGCTGTTGGGCATCCCGGAGAAGAGCTTGACCGCGCTGTAGGCGTTGTTGGAGGGGATGATCCCGCTGCCCTCGGCGTAGGACCACGGCAGCACCTGGTCGGGGATCGGCGGCTGGTACTGGCCCGCGATGAGCATCCGGGAGACCTGCAAGGCGTCACGGCCGCGGGTGCGCACCTCCTCCACCGTCAGCGCGTCGCGGAACTTGGTATCCACCGTCAGGGTGGTCTTGTTGGTGCTCGGGGAGTGGCTGGACTTGGAGATGTGCGCCAGCACTCCTTCCGGGCGGCCCAGGATGCCGGGGATGTGCACGTCCATGCCAGCGCGCACCAGGTGCCGCGGCAGGCTGACCCCGCCCAGCGTCGGGTCGGTGGACAGCGTGATGGTGCCGGTCAGCCCGGGGTCGGAGAAGCGGGCCAGGTGCGCCCGGGCAACCACCGCGGCGTCGTCCGCGCTCAGCCCGGCCTGCATCTGGACCATGACCTCCTTGGCCATCACCTGCTCGTCCAGCCAGCCGTTGTCCACCTGCTCGGGCCACACCTGGCGCAGCGCCGCCAGCGGCTCGTAGGACGTGGTCGAGCCGTCGGAGGAGACGCTCATGCCCGAGTAGGTCACCCCGGACAGCGAGGTGCCCTGCCCGAATACGGTGGTGGCCGTCTGCTCCCAGTCCTCGCTCAGGTCGAGCTCGAGGCCGGGGTCCACCGGGTCGATGACCACCGTGGTGTCCGCCGGCTCGCTGATGAAGTCGCGGTGCAGCAGCACCGGCTGGCGGTAGGCGCCGAGCTCGACGCTCCAGCGCCCGCGCTCGGAGTACATCGAGGACAGCAGCGTCTGCACGTAGCTGGTCAGCACCGGGTCCCAGCTGCCGGTCTCGCGGGTCAGCAGGCCGGTCCACTTCTCGCCCTTGCTCACCCCGGCCGGGATCAGGTAACTGGGCGTGCCCTTGGCCGGCGGGGTGTAGGTGCTGGGCCACCATGAAGGCCAGATGATCTTCAACGGGTTGAGCCGCAGGCTGGAGCGGTGCAGGAACTGCCGGCTGATGGCCCACTCATAGGGGATCGGGCGCCCGGCGAACTCCGGCTTGGCCAGGAAGTTGTCCAGCTGCAGCAGGGCCCCCTTCAGCTGCAGCGTCAGTCCCTGGGAGCGGCTGTTGGAGACGGCATACCCCTCCCAGCGCCACTGTGGCACGAAGCCCGTCCCGTAGCCAGCGCCGAAGGGGTATGCCGCCGGCAGCGCGCCCACCCAGATCACGTCGATGTTGACGTGCTTGCGGGCCCAGGACAGGTCGCCTTGGCCCAGCCCCTCGAAGATGCTGACCTGGGGCAAGGTGATGGTCATCTGCTCGGGCCCGAACGGGTCGGAGAAGGAGAAGTCCCCGATCGTGGTCGGCTTGCCGCGGAAGAAGGAGATGTCCACCGGGGCGGAGTTGGGCGGGTGCGCCACCACCCGGAAGTGCCCGGCCAGCGAAGTGTCGCTCAGGTGCCCGGTCACCGGGCGCTGCTGGGTAGCCATTGGCGGCTAGGCGACCTTGTTCGGGCCGGTCACGCCGTAGACGCTGTCCAGCTTGCTGGCCACCGACCACATCTGCGCGGCGCTGAGCGCAGTGTTGTTCCACATCGCCAGGTCCAGCAGGTCCATCCGGGCGTTGCGGTCGTTCAGGTCGAACGTGCCCGGACGCCCGAGGTAGATCTTCATGCCTGAAGTCTCCATCGTCGGGTGGGTGAAGGAGTGCATGCCGCTGACCTTGTCCAGCACCAGCAGCCGGCCGGTGGTGGCGTTGCTGGAGTAGACCACGGCCACCGGGCGGGCGGAGAGCTGGGTGATCCGGTCGCTGCTCATCCGGCCGCCGATCTTCAGCTGGAGCAGGTCCCCGGCCAGCGAGAGCTTCAGCGGGTAGGTCCCGGCCGCCGGCGTGCCGCTGACGAAGGTGGACATGATCACCGACTCCGGCCCGCTGGGGTTGGGGTGCAGCACGCCTACGAAGGCGATGGAGAACACCGGTCCGTCGGCTACCGGCGCGCTGAGCTCCAACCAGCTGGTGCCATCGAAGATGACCCCCTGCCCGCTCTGGTCGCCCAGCCGGGAGTCGTACAGGTATGCCGGGTTGACGTAGGGCGCCTGCGGGGAGGTCATCTTCCAGTAGGTGTTGGCGTCCCCGACGCTGGCCAGCCAGGTGCTCACGCCGGTGCCCAGGTCGGTGCGTGGCACGAACTTGGACTCATCCGGCAGCCAGCGTCTGGTGGCGCCGAGGTTGACCTCGAGCGGAGCCTGTAGCGAGGAGGTGGTGGAGTACGTCAGCACGCTGGCCTCGGTCAACGAGAAGGCGCCCATCGCCGGCATGGCCACCGGGTCGGACCCGGCGACCATGTAGGTGTCGGCGGTGAAGGCCGCGTGCAGCTGCTCGATCAGGTTCTCGCTGGCCACCGGGTCGGCCACCACCCGGGCCACCACCCCAGTTCGGTTCAGCGAGGGCGTAGTGGTCATCGGGATCGGCAACGAGGGGTAGACCAGCCAGCCGACCTGGTTGGAGCTGCCGCCGTCGGTCTTGACGTAGACCTGGTCCAGCTGGGAGCCAGCGTCTTGGGAGGGCGCCACGTCGGTGGGGATGACCACCTCGATGATCTGGGTCTCCACGTTGCTGGTCGGCGGGGCCCCGTCGGCGCCGGCGTAGATCTTGCGGTCCGGGCCGTAGGAGTCCGGGCCGCCAGGCAGCACGCTCCAGTCGAAGATGCCAAGCGCGATATCGTCCAGGGTGAAGTCGGGCCCGTAGTCGATCATCGGCTTGGCGTTGTACTGGGAGGCCAGCGAGCCCAGCCCCTGCCCGTAGAGGTAGACGTGGTCGTTGACGAAGCCGTAGGTCTTGTAGACGAACCACAGGTGCGGGGTCGGGGTGTTGGTGCTGACCTCGCTCTCGTAGATGTACTCGGCGGTGTCGTCGTGCGCGATCCGCTCGAAGCCCGCGTTCTCGTACAGGCTTTCCACCGCTACCGGGGAGGAGAGGGCCGCGATGCCCGCGTTCTCGTACAGGCTCTCGATCCCCAGCGAGCTCAGCGGTCCCAGGAGTGCGCCGACGTTCTCCTCGAAGTACTCCGTGGCGCTGGATCTGGCCAGGTAGATCTGCAGCGCGCTCGGCACCGACCACGGTCCCCAGGTGGTTCCGTCGCCGGCGCGCGCCCGCCAGTAGCTGGTCTTGCCGTCCGGCAGGTTGATGCCGACCTGGGTGTCCACCTCGCCGGGGTTGATCCCGGTCAGCACCACGTCCCAGGTGACGTTGGGTGAGGAGAAGTCCAGGCTGGCCGAGGTCTGGAACTCCACCTGGAAGGGCTTGGGGGTGCCGTCGGCCAGTACCCGCAGCACCGGGGTGCGGGTCAGCAGGTAGCTCTTGGGGTCCGGGCCGATGGCCGCGACGTCGTAGGTCGCGCGCAGCACCACCGCGGAGCCGTTGATCGCCCCGAGGTAGCTGGATCCGGCCGGGTCGTTGACGATGAAGGAGGCCTTGAAGGCCCCGGTGACGCTGGCCGCCGAGCTCCACGTCTCGTTCAGCGTGGTCTCGGAGGCCGCCTCCTGGGTGAACAGGGCCGCGGCGTTGTCCGGGTCGCCCGCCCGCAGGAACAGCGGCCCGCCGTTGCTGGCGAAGATCTGTGCCGGCCCACCGGTGCGCGCGGTGATGAAGTGGTAGATGTCCTGACCGGTGCTGATGGCCAGGTAGTTGGTGGCCTGGTCGGCCGTCGGGTCGGCGTTGGTCCAGAAGGACAGCACCGGGTCCAGCACGTTGAAGGTGCCGGCCTTGAAGGCCAGCACCGCCCAGGTACCGGTGCTGGTCCCGCTGAGGTCGTAGTAGACCTGGGCGGCGCTGACGTCGCTGGCGTCGGCGATCTTCCAGGCGAACAGCCCGCTCTGGTTGGTCCCCGCCAGCGCGCTCTCTACGGTCCAGGCGCTGGAGATGGTGGGGGTGTAGCGGTCCCCGACCAGCAGCACCAGCAGGTCGCCTGCCTGCAGCGGGGTGGGGAAGGCGGCATACGCACGCGAGCCGCTGCCGTGGTAGCCGTTGGTGACCCCGCGGAGGTCGGCCACCTCAGCCTGCCTGGGTCAGGGTCATCCCGCCGGCGGGGATGCGGGGCTGGTCGCCCGACTGGGCCACGACGAACGGGTTGGACAGCGGCCCGGCATACCAGAGCGTCCCTCCGCTCGGCGCGTCGAAGATCGCCCAGTAGTCCAGCGGGTCGGTGATCGACCACAACCCGGTGGCGGCCGGCCAGACGATGGTGCTGAACAGGCTCACCTGGATGGCGTCGGCGGCGATGGTTCCCCACAGCGAGCTGTCGTTGGGGGTGGTGGCCCGGCCATAGCCGCCCACGCCGTCGGTCGGCTCGATGCCCGAGACGAACGGGCTGCCCTTCATGGCCGCCCAGTACAGCGTCGCCAGGCTCATCGTGGGGTGACGGTCGTTGCCGAAGTGGGCCCTGATGGAGAAGTTGCGTGCGGTGCGGCTCATCGAGGACACGAGATCAGCTCCACGCCGCGGCTTGGGCGATCAGGCGCAGGTTCCACAGCGAGAGCTGAGCATTGCTGGGGGTGACCCGGCGCACCGTGAGGACGTTGGAGACCCCGCCCGGCGGCAGGTCGGGGATGCTGAGGTTGGCCGTGAAGGTCACCCCGTCCGAGGACAGCGTGTACTGCCCGGGCACGCTGGGCGTCGCATCGCTCATCGCGTCCAGGGTCAGCTGGATGGTCTGTGCGGTCTTGGTCGGGGACAGGTTCTTCACCCGGAAGGTGCGGTCCGCGCTCGAGGAACGCGGCACGTCGCCCCAGTCGAAGTAGGCCCCAGAGACGTGTGCGTCGTTGGTAGGGTGCCACAGCGCGAGCCGGTCGGGGTTCTGCCCCGGCGAGATGTTGCCGTACAGGTGCAGCGCGGCCAGGTGCAGCCATAGGTTGCCGCCGCCGGCCGCCGGGGAGGTGGCGAACCGGACTGCCTGCTGGCCTAGCGCGGAGACTGCGTTCACCCCAGTGCGAAACGTCGGCTTGACCGGCGTGGACTTGCACGCGGTGTTGCTGGCCACGGTGGTCCAGGTGCCGTCCAGCCCGTTGGTGGTGTTGGTCGAGACGTCCATGCGCAGCAGGGGCTGGGCCGACTGGTCGGAGACGATGGCCAGCCAGCCGCTGATGTCGCGCTTCTCGGGGAAGAACAGCAGCAGGTAGGCCATGGCGTCGGGGATGTGCCAGTCCGAGGTCTGGTCGTCCTCGTCGTTGATCTCCTGGGTCTGGGCAGCGGTCAACGCCGTGATGCCGTTGGAGCCGGAGATGACGTAGAGCTGGGTGCCGTCCCGGTCGTAGGCCATCCGGTTGCTGATCGGGTCGGGGTAGTTGCCCGCCATCGTGCCCTCCTGGGTCAGTCGTAGATGCCGAGCACGATGGCCCCGGCGTCGAGATAGGGGATCATCCCGATCGTGGTCTGGTACGGCTCAGCCACAGAGCCTACCGACACGCACTGGCCCGCCACCGGGTCCACCAGTGCCAGCCCCTGGATCCAGCCCCACGGCTGCGCTGCCTGGCCGAAGGTGATCTTGACGGTGTTGTAGAGCTCGCCGAAGTTGGTCGGGGCCCAGTGGGCCATGTCGACCGGGTAGTCCTGGCGTGCGTAGTCCGCGCTGGTCGGCTCGATCAGCTGGGAGGCCGCGGCGTTGGCCGGCGGCACCTGCAGGCACAGCGCCACCTGCAGCGAGGTCGGCGGGGTGAAGGCGTCCGGGGTCAGCAGGGCGCGCAGCATCTGCTGGCGCCCGTACATGGTGAAGGTGCTGCTCATGCGCTCACCTGGATCAGTGCGGCGCCGGGCAGGCGCGGGACGTTGGCCTGCACCAGCGCCATGGTGGCGAAGCGGTACTCCTGCTGGGTGACCACGGTGTAGTCGGCCATCTCGCAGGTCCAGGTCTGCTGGGAGTCACCGAAGCGGACCACCATCTGGAACGTCAGTTGCTCCAGGGCGTCGGTCAGCGCCTTCAGCCGGGTCTGCAGCTGGTAGGGCGTGGCGCCCTGGACGTAGACGCTCACCTGCTCGACCACGTTCTCGCGTACCCCGCGGGTGGTGAAGCTGCCCTCCACCCACTCGCTGCTGATGTCGGTCTTGCGGTGGGTCACCGAGCTCTGCTTGAAGGACTCGTTGTGCAGCCAGTAGCCGTTGGCCTCGTCCTCGAGGTCCAGCCACCCACCCGGGGCCTGGATCTGTGCGCTGAGGTCCAGGAGGTCGTTGCTCAACGGCGTACTCCTCGGGTCTGGGAGACCCGGCCCAGCACGGCCTTGCGCTCCAGCTTGCGGGCCATGTCGTCGGGGTCGTTGCTGACCACGGTGATGTTGGCATCCCCGAAGTCGTTGCGGCTGTCGTAGGTGATCTGCTCATTGTGGTGCACGGTCATGTGCACGCTGTTGGCGGCAGAGAGCGCCTTGCCCTCCTCGCGGGTGATCAGCACCCCGGCCTTCTCGGCCAGCTTGGAGATGCCGCCCCACTGCTCGTGGGTCAGCACGGGCTCGGGCTTGCCGGTCTCGTTGCGGTAGGACCCGTCGCCGGGCTTCATCCAGCCGCCGGCGTCGTAGCCCATCGGCCGGGTCTTGGGGTCGACCGCGGCGATGGATCCGTAGCGGTGCAGCGCGTAGTTGGCCCCGGCGTAGATGTTGGCCTTGGGGTCGTAGATGTTGTCGGCCAGCTTGGACGAGCGGTAGGCCTCGAAGGTCCCCGGCACGGTCTGCATCAGGCCCTTGGAGCGGTTGTCGAAGCCGCCGTTGCGCCAGGAGATCGAGTTCACGTCGTTGGAGTTGACCGCCTGGGGGTTGCCCGAGGACTCGAAGTCGATGCGGCGCAGGATCGCCCCGGCCAGCGACAGCGGCTGGCCCAGCATCCGCAGCACCTGGTTGACGTCGCCGCGCCACTGCGCCGCGCCGCCGTTGCCGTTGTAGGCGCTGACCCCGCCGCCGGAGCCGCCGCCCATCGAGCCCCACGCTGCAGCTGCGGCCTTCTTGGCCGCCGCCAACATCTTGGCATCCAGACCGCCCTTGCTGACGTTCACCCCGGCGAAGACCTTGTCCACGTCGATGCCCATGGCCGCGAGCGCACTGGCGCCCCCGCCACCGCCGTCGGCCACCTTGGTGATGTTGCCGCCGACGTTGGACCACGGGCCCACATCGAAGTGGGCGTGGTCGAAGTGCCCCGGGGCGTGCCAGGTGATGGCGAAGTTGTGTGCTCGGGCCTCGGCCACGGCGCGGTCGAGCATCTTGTCCTCGGTCGCCTGGCCGCGCCCGTCGTAGTTCACGTCCAGCGCGCCGTGGTCGTGGAACTTGTAGTGGTAGGAGCCGGCCATGTGCACCGGGTGCACCGGCCCGAAGGCCGCGTTCTCCCCGATCTGGTAGCCCTGGGTCTGCAGCTGGCGCCCGAAGCGGATCAGCTCCATCACCCGGGCCGGCAGCCCCTTCAGCGAGGCGTCGGAGGCCACCATGCCGCCGCTGGCGAACGCCTGCAGCACCTCCTTGGGCACCCGCATGGTGCGGATCGCCTCCATCGCGTCGCTGCCATAGTGCTGCACCGCGGCGACCGGCTGCATGAACTCCCCAGCGGTGGCCCGGATCAGCACGTTGTCGGCCTTGGGGTGCGGGCTGAAGCCCGGGATGGGGCCGCCCTCGGCCCGGCTCGCCGCGATGTCTGCGTGCTTGGCGCTGGCCTGCGCCCCGCCGGCGTTGGCCTTGACCTCCATCGAGGCGGGGTCCACGCCCATCTCCCGCATCACCTTGCGGTAGTTGGGCAGCACCTTGCTGGACAGCTGGTCGACCAGGCCCTGGGAGTCGTTGACCATCAGCTTCTGCCAGTGCACCGACTGCCCGTGCAGCGCCCGGTTGGTCTCCTCGGTGAGCGTCTGCAGGTCCCCGGCCATCGTCAGGTCGCTGTCGTGCAGGTCCTTGGCGGCCCGCTTCAGGGAGAGGTTGAACGCCTTGGCCTGCCGGTCCAGCGAGCGCTGGCTGTCGTCTTCCATCTGGCGCAGCGCCCGGTTGGTGTCGTCGGCGGTGCGGGTCAGGTTGGTGTCCAGGTCCTCGGCGCCGCGAGCCAGCGTGCGACCGAACTCCTCGGCCTGGTCCGCCAGCGTCTTGGACAGGTCGGCGCGGGCCCGGGCCAGCGTGGTGGACATGTCCACTGCCATGTCGTTCAGCTGCTTCTTCAGGTCGGCCCGCGAGCGCATCGCGCTCTTGCGGAAGTCGGCGGCCTGGTCGCTCATCTGCCGGTTGAGGTCGGCGTGCGAGCGCGCCACGCTCTGGCGCTGGTCCTCCTCCTGACGGCTCAGGCCGCGCTTGAAGTCCTGCTCCTGGCGCTTGGCGTCGGTGTTGGAGGAGTCCTTGTACAGCGCGCCGGCGCCGGTGCCGCGCTGCGCGGCGGTCTGGTTGAACCGGGCCACCAGCGAGTGGTTGCTGCCGAGGTCGCCGACCAGCTGGTTGAGCTGCTGGGCGTTCTCGGCCTTGCCCAGCCCGAGCTGGTCGATGGCGGCCGCCGACAGGCCCATCTTGCGGACCTGGTCCAGCTGGGTCTTCTGCTTGGCGATCGCCGCGTTCTGCTCGGCCAGGTTGACCAGCAGGTTCTTGGCGTCCCAGGTCGCCTGGGTCTGGATCCGCGCGTAGGGGTCGTACAGGCTCTTGGCCGAGTCCTCCACGGCCCGCTTCACCTGCAGGTTGTAGTCCTGGATCGAGCGCAGCCGGGCCTTGTTGAAGTCCTGCTCGCCACGGGACATGGTGATGTTGAAGTCGCGCACGGTGCGCTCGCGGGAGGTCTGGTAGTCCTGCTCGCTGCGCTCCATCGAGGTGTTGTAGTCGCGCTGCGTGCGCATCCGGGTGTTGGTGTAG